GGGAAGGTCATCCTGAGGTAAAGTTCCACCAATGACTCTGCTCAAATAACCAGCCACAGACAACGGAAGCTCGTTTGCTGCCTCAATATATTTGTCCATCTGAGGTGCGTTAAATCCCTGCGTTACAATGCCCTGCATGCTTACGCCAAGCTGCTCTGCAACCATTTCTTTTTCTGTTTTATTGGCAGTGCCAGAAGCAATACCCTGAACGGCGTTTTGCATTTGACGCGCCTGAGACTCACGCTTAGCCAAAGAGCCTTGCAATGAGCGCAAGTCAGACTCTACAGAATCCCATTGAACAGAAGTCAGATTAGCGTGCTTCTTTAGGCCAGGAAACTTCTGCAATGTCTCCTCTGACCAACTCTTGCGAGAAGCCTCAATGGTCAAAGAAAGAACTTCGTTAGAAGAAACCTCTTCACCAAGAGACCCTTTAACGCCAGAAATATGATATTGCCTATCTATCTCTGAATTAGCTTGCGCCCGTTGTACGGGAGATAGCAATGTATTCTCTGTATTGCTCTGTTTAATTTGATTGCGTAACTGTTCGCCTGCCTCAACCTCTCCAGCAGAAAGAAGTGTAACCATATCTGCGGTATTGTTGCGCGTATCTTCGAAGTGATTTGTAATGGCAAGGTTGTTTGCTTGCTTTAGGTTTTCAAGCTGAATATCTACCCTTGCAGCAGCACCCATTTGAGTTGCAATCTTGTCAAACTGCTGGGCATACTCCGCCCCACCAGAGTCAACAATAGCCTTACGGCGCTTATCCTTGAACTCAGTGTAAAGCTGTTCGAACTTAGCTTCATCACCGCCAGACTGCTCTGATATTAATTTAATACCAGCACGCAAGTCATTCTGCGCCATTATAGAATACTGACGCTCAATCTCTACACCAGCCTCTGCTTGACCAAATGCGCCCAAGTTTTGCGGCAGCTTTTGAATTTTAATGTTGCCGGTAGCGGGGTCTACAGTAACTGCATTTTTACCAAACTTCTTGCCGCTTTCCTTTTGCTGGGAAACGGCTTCCTTGTACATTGCATCGGCAACACCGCGAAAAGTATTTGCGGTTTCTCTTGCAGCCCTAGATGCGCCAGTATCTACGTTTACAACACCAATGCGGCGCTGGCGAAATGACTGGCCTGACGTTCTCTTAATCTCAACCATTACTCACCCCTCAGCGTTGAAAATTTGTACGCTGTGTCAAACAGTGTAGCTCTTGAGCGAACACGCGCCGCACGAGCAGCCTCAACACCACGGCGTTCTGTAGCTACAGCCTGACGCTCAATGGCAGCAGTTTCACGAGCTTGTTGCTGCGCAATCCTGTCAATGTCTGTGCCTGCCTTGCGCTGCTCTCGCCTGGTGATTGCAGCCAAGCTACGACCAGTTATGCCACGCTTAGCTGCCAGTGCTTGATTAAATTGCAGAAGCTCGTTTAACGCAGCCATGCGGTCTGCATTCTGCTCATTAGCAATCAATGCAATGTCACTCTTCTGGCGGCGAATCTCAGCTGCCTGTGCAGCAGCTTCACGCCGCTCAATCTGTCCTGCTCTGCGCTCTTGCTGTGCAGAATACAGGCCACTGGCAACGCCCAATGCAGCAGTTACATACCAAACCATTAGAAGCTAATCTCCACTACCATACCATTTAGCTGCAAGTCGAAGGGTACAGATTGTGTAATCTCTACTGTTGGACTGCGGCTGATACCAATCAAACGAAACTCTTTGTAGCCAGTAAACGCTGTACGACCCAAAGAAAAGTCATCGTTCACATTTCGCAAAACCATATTCTTATTATTAACAGCAACCGACAAAGTATCCAAGAGGTCAAGCGTTACCATGTCAATCTTGCGTGGACGCCCTGTCATCGAATCCCCCTGTATCAGTTGGTCGATAGGAAGGGTTTTTAGAATAGGGTTAAACTGATAACCGACAAAAGCAGTAGTAACGCCAGTTTTAACGGCAGACACATCAATCTCACCCGTAGTTTCATCGCCCACAGTATAGGTTCCAAGGTAGTCTGTACCACTTGTTACCTTCACCTCTGCATCATCAGCGAACTGGTCACTAACATCAAACACGCTAGCGCTGCCGTCAGTGCGTTCCTGGCAAAAGTCCATAGGCATAGCTTCTTTAAACTCTTCTAGGTAGTAGCGGTCAGTGCCGTCACCTTTGTCCCGAACAGTTACGCAGAACAATTGTTGGTCTACAACACAGACGCTATGAAACTCCCCTGGAGTATCCCATAGCATCCACCCTGCTTTCTGGTCGCCCCGAGAAGAGTAGAATATAGACATAGTACCGGCAGGGTTAATCAAGAACATGTAAGACTCAGCACGGCCAAAGCCACCCTTAATCGAAGCAGTCTGTACTGGGTTAAGCATCAGATGACCAGCAGTCTGGCTTACATTCTGCGTGTTGTATGCTTGCTCTGCTTCGCTATACACAAAAGAGCCAAGCATTTTGCCTGATGTTTGGGTGTACAAAGTTGCCCCATCAAAAGCCTGCGGACGTGCAAAGGAAGAGCCAAACGGGGTCTGGCGTTTGATTTGCACATTGGCTGGGGTTATAGGCTTTTCTGTAAAAGCTGGAATATATGACTCGTTAGATGCGCTAAAAATTTGGAGGTCACGATTAGATACAAGATGGCGAATTTGACTAAACTCACCAAAATCAGAAGCAACGTCAATCGCATCGTTGTCAGCCCCCTCACCTACATCGAAGTTAAAGAACTGGTTAGACTTGCTGGACCAGATATGGTCAGGCTGACCTGTCGTGCCGCCAAACCATAAGCGACCCTCGTGGAAAACAACAGCACCAGGATAGCCGCGAATATCGGAGTATGATTGCTCATACCATTCTGTAGTTGGGGTAGCAGCGGCTACACGAACAGCACCGCCACCAATAGCGGAACTGTTTGCATTATGATTTGTTTGGTATTCAAAAGTGTTTTCGTCAATTACCTGCGATACATTTTGACTACCCTCTAGGTTTGAGGCTGACACGCCGCCCAAAGGGCCAACCCTAGTGATATTAAAACTATCGCCAACTTGTAAATTATGAAGAGGCATAGTAACGCGCACATCGTCAGTACCACCGAAAACTTCAATGCTATCTGGCGCAAGCTCTCGGTAAATACCCCCATCAGGGATAGTGACTGTAACCACTGAATCACTTGTCCGAGCAGTAATTTGACACGGCACACTGCCCATGAGTATCCACTTACCAACCCAGTTCTCACTGTTGGCAGTTGTAAAATATGCGTAGTTACTACCAGTAGAGTCTTTTGCAGTAAGCGTTGCACTTGTTCCCTCGCTGGTTGTGCTGGGGGTTAGTGTAACACCTTGCGCCTGAAAGTCGAAGTATGGTTGCAAAGGAACTTCCAAGAAAAAGTCATCTGTTCCATCCTCACCCAAAGGCAAAGTGTCAAAAGCAAAGTAACGCGCCTCAAATGTATCACCGCTTGTCCGGCGAATTACTACAGGATTGAATGATGTGTGGCACACAATCATTACATCGCCTGAGCTAGCCATTGTAATTTCTTTTAACTTGGCTGTTGTCCATGGACATTTATCATCATCTGCATCAGGGCCATTGGTCAGTGTGTCGGCAGGACTAGTGTCTACTACCCCCGCTTCACTTACACCAAAAATTTCTAGCTTGTTATTGCTAAAGGCAAAGATGTAACGCTCGTCATCAGAAAATACAAACGGCTCAATACGAATCTCCATCTCATTGGAGTCGTCTCTGGTCGTGCCAAACTCGTAAATATACTCTGTGCCAGGGCGCTTCTTAACGCCACCCTCGTTCAAGATTAGAAAGTTTCTAACCTTCTGGGCGCCTGCTTGGTAGAGTTGTGTATCTACACGAGAAAAGAAGGACGGACTTAGCTCGCCAAACTGAAAGCTATTGAATGGGATTTTGACTTTCGCCATTACGAGCGCCTTTCAGTGATAAACCGCGAGGTTGTCAGTCTCCGTGTAGTTTGCTGCTGGCTATCAATACTCTTGGCTTTACGCATCAGAACATCCGCCTTTTGCTCCAAGAGACCTGCCAATGCGCCATCGCGTGCAATAGAAGTAGCAAAAATGCTAGCCAGATGATGCTCGATAGCAATGATAAAATAGGAAGGCCACTCAGCCTCATCAGCGCGGTAAATGTAATCACATATGACTTTATCAGCAGAAGATACATTGCTGTAAACCATGTCGCCGTAAATCGTATATGGAACAGCCGCGTCATTTACAGTAATCGCATTTACCATAAGAAGGTTACTAGGAAGCTGATGCGCTATGTCAAACCTTCCAGTAGGCGCGTCAGCCAAGACAGCTAACTCTGCTTGCTCTGTCGCAAAGCGCCAACGCATACGACACAGCTGAGAGCGTGCAATATCTTCATACAAGTTTGAAGCCACAAGAGCTTCTGTAGTGTCTTCCGTAAAAGACGTAATCGGGTCTGCACCAATCAAGATGAGCGCCCGTGAACAAATATCAATCGCACTATTCGCAGCAGTAGATGTCATAGATAGTTAGGGAGGAGCCGAAGCTCCCCCCCTCCCATATTAACTATCGGTTGCCGTGATGGTCAGGCCATCAGTCACATCAATGCTAGTGCCATTATTGGCATTAACATAGGTGATTTTCAGGTCTGGTGTTCCATCAACGTCAGCCATTACGATAATCACATCGTGCAAACGCAACATGTCGATAGCATCGACAAAGTAGTCAGCTGCACGAACATCAGTCATTGCATCGTCAGTACGATAAAACCACAGGCTATTGCCTGACGTGGTTGCAATGTTTGAAAGAGAATCAGCTGTGTAAGCCATTAGTTATTCCCTTTCTTATGTGTTGTTGTCGAGGACTTCGTAGACGCCATCGTCATCGATAACTACGGCACCCATGCTCATGTGAGCAACAATCAGGTGAGCCACTTTCTGCGGCACATAGTTAACTTCGGTGGCAACGTCTGAACCAACACCCAGGCCAACAGCCGAAGTGTGATACAGGAAGTTTTTACCAGCACCAACAGCAGAGGTTGCAAAGCATTTAATGCCCATGAACTCTTTCATTGAAGCGCCACCTGCGAAGGGCAGGTTTTGGTCGCCAACGAAGTCGCTCGAAGCAAACTCATTGATGTTGAACAAGTCAGCATAACCAGCCGGTGACAGAGCCAGATAACGGCCACCATCTTCCGGTACATCAGCAGAGCCGAGAGTTTCGAACATTGTGATGAAGTCAGCTTTACCAATGGCAGAAGACGTGTCATTGATTGGTGTGCTGTTAGCACCCGAATCCATGGCAGCAGTAATCAGTTCATCGGTTTTACGACCCAGAGCGTAAGCAGCAGATTGTGCGACAGCCTGGCGCTCATCGATGTTGATTTTCAACTCGTCCAGCTTGTCGATGTATTCCGGTGCATAGTGGTCAGTCAGCGTGACCGTTGCGCTTGAGTGTGCCAGTTCCATGCCGGTAACGTCAGAGTTACGAGACTTGGTGTTTGCAGTGCCTTTACCAATGATTTGGAATTTAGCAGTCGAACCATTCACGTTAGAGGCTTGGCGGACGGTGTTGCGGAGCTTCGAACCCATGCGCTGATAAGCCAGGTGAACTTCGGTTTCGAACTGCGTAATAAAGGCGTTATTGATAGTGTTAGCCATCTTACAGTTTCCTTAATAGAAGTTACAGTTTACAGGATTGGTTGTCCGCGCTTCGCATCATCTGGTTATCCATTTCTGGGCCATCCGCTATATACGGGCCTCTCACAAGCGTATAATGCCTGATGCGTTGAAACTTGGCAACAAAAAAGGGACGGCCCAAGGAGGAAAGCCGTCCCTTCAAGTGATACCCAACTATCACTATTTATTTATAAAGTTTGGCAAAGCCTTCGTCAACTTGCTTTACAAAACCAGCGTCACGCTGACGTGGGTCCCAATAGCGTGGGTCGCGCATCATTGTGTTAAGGTCATCCTGAGACAAACCAGAGATAGACTGGTTGTCATTACCAATGCTCTCATCGCTCATTGCGCTCATCAAATGCTCAAGAAGCTCGATGCCCTCGGCTGTTTCACCGATACGCATAACCTCACCCTGTAGGTTTTCAGGGATGTTCTTTTGTGCCCAAAGGCCAGCAGCCTCAATACGAGCGTTGGCATTATCGCCTAGCTTTTGAATCTCTGCATCCAAGTCAGGGCCGTCTGGAATCATGCGGCTCAAACCTTCTTCAAACTCTTGTTGAGAAAAACCATTCTCCCAAGCAAAGTTAGACCACCACTCTACATTGGGGTCTTTTGCCCATTCATTGTCCAGCCCCTCTGGTAGTTCGTAGTCACCAGCAGACTCAGGGCGATTAGCAAAAGCTTCACTCTCAATCTCTTGCATAATCGATTCACGAATCTCTTCTTGACCTTTGCCAAGCTTACTTTCGAGGGAGGAGTAGGAGTTAACCAAATCCTCTGGTGTGTTAAATTTTTCTGGCAACCACTCTGGGCGCTCTGAAGCTACTACTTCAGGTGCTTCGGCAACAGCTTCCACATTATCTGTTTCGTCACTCATTTGTATCTACCTTTTCTGCATGTTTAATGCGCCGCTCAAGCAGCGCTACGACAAAGCGTTGACCCTCCAAATGACGGAGTTCGCCATCGCTTATTCCACCACCAGCTACAGCATCGAGTGTAATCGAGCGTAGATAGCGTAGAACTTCCTTTCCGGCATCTGTTCGAAACAAAGCCGAAACATCCTTTGAAATCTTTTCGTCTTCCTCTTTGCGGCGAGGAAAGCCGTCTACTCCAATATGTGACATTTATACCACACCACCGCCTTGTTGCTGTTGTTGCAATTGAGCCATCATTTGTTGCATCTGCTGCATCTGTTCGCGCTCTGCATCATCTCTTAGAAGCGTATCTGGTACACCAAACTTCTTGCCAAGATATAGTGCAGCTTCTTCTGTATTGACCAAAAGGTTTACCATCTCCGGCCCGAAGTTAGTGCCAACCAGTTCCAAGAAGCGAGCAACGGCAGAGATGTCTTGATTTGATTGTGCCTGGGCAAGTGGCGATACGCTGCGAATCTTTACCTCACGCCCGTTAACAGTCGGCAGGTCAATGCGCCCCTGCTTCTTTAGGATATAGACCACACGCTGTAGAAGAGGCTGAACAAGCTCAGCTTGGAGACGACCAAAAGCAGAGCCAATTCGTCTGGATAAATCAGCCATCCGCTCTGCAATCTCAGTTGCCGTAGCCGGTGTACGATTCGGGTCGCCAAGCATATCATTGTATAGAGCACGTTTAATATTCAACCGCATATCGTTAAGTACAAGATTGGCAACATCAAAGCTACCGGCAGCAGCAATTGGCTGCAAACCACCCGAACCTGGGGCTTTTGGTATAACCGTTCCTGGTACAAGATTGATAGTATCCACATTGATAATGCCGTCATCATCCATTTGGTAGATGCCAGAAATTGCCATCTGTGCATTCTCTAGCACAAGTTCAATCGTAAGGTTAGTAGTTTTAATCGCAGACAGCGCATTAACCAACGGCCCACGACCATAAACTTCCCCAGCCGCTTTTGACCAACGGAAACAAATAAACGGATTGCTACCAACACCAGAAAACTCTTCCTGATGGATTAGCTCCTTATGGGTCTTGTCAATAACATAGTAAGCGTAACGCTCTTGGTTAGGCTTGTCATACAAACGGCAAATTACTTCTAGAATTTTGCACTTCTCATCTGGCTTCTTGCTAGCCATCTCCTGCATCTTCGGAGACATTTTTGCACGCTTATAAGCAACAGGAATATCTGAGTGGCGCACTTCACGCTCACGATATACATGGTCGATTCTATCGTCCGGCCCGTTTTCCAACACTACTTTAGGAAGAGGAATAGCTGTAAATCGCAGAGGGTTTACTGCATCACCTTCTTCCACTAGCAGGCAGCCGGTACCCACAGCCAAGTCCATGAAGGATTCATGCACCTCTTGGGCAAAGTTACTGTTAGCCAATACTTCAAAGATGTATTCGGTAACTTCATCCAAGCTATTGTTTACTTCGTCCCTCTCATCACGAGGAACCTCACTACCCGAAACCAAATCGCTCCAACGAGCAAAGTTAGGAACAAGACCAGACTGCAAACGTGAAGCAAACTCCTGAACACCCACCACAGCAGTTTCATCAAAAATTTTATCGTCTCTGCGCTGGCCTGGAGCGTTATAATAAAAACCCTCACGCTGAGGAAGAGCATAGTCGTAGCACTCTTGAAACAAGTCTTCAAAAACCACACGATGTGTTTTGGCAGTCTCATATTTTTTCAGATAGTGTTTTGCAATGTCGTGCATTTAATTAGCCTTTGAAGTAACCGCCAAAAAAGCCTACCCCACCTGGGCGGCTTTCCAGCAAAGCACGGCGCCCAGTTCTGCGGCGCAGTGCCTGTGTCTCTAAACGCAACATGCTTTGACGTTTAGCACGGCGTTTCTGAATCCCAGGCTGCAAAGAAATTTCATTTTGTATCTGTTCCTGCTTTGCTTTTTCTGCCTGACGCGCTTCGGCCTCTTGCTTTTGCGCTGTAAGCTCTGCCGAAGTTGTAACTTTTGGTGCAATCTGAGGGGTAATAGTAGCAACAGTGCCGCCACCAGGACGTGTCATGCCACCGCCCGTCATACCCGCTGACATAGCAGAGGTACGGAACATACTAGCACCACTGCTTCCACGAGAGACAAGGCTTCTGTATTGAGCGTAACGTCTCTGATTATATGCCCTGTAAGCTTGAACGGCAAGCGCACTAGCAGTGCGAGGGTCTGCCCCAGAGCGCATCAACCGCTCTAGCTCTCGTTGATAGATTGACGCCCCAATATCTCGATTCCTGCTAGCCATTTCACATCCTGCTCCAGAAGCTTTGCTTCTTTTGTTTAGGTTTCCGTGTAAATATATCAAACTCGCGTTTCATAGTAAACGGCTTTGCTGTTTTGTTGTTACCGAGTACTTCGCGCCCTTCACCGCCACCAAGCATCAAGTATTGCAGCGCATCGTGAATGTGAGAGAAGCGGTTCTTGTCTGGCTTGTCATCATACCGCTCACCAGATACCTGCATCCGCTTGTAACCATACCCACCCTCAAAGCCCTTGATAAGCTCCTTACAGCGAGGGTCAATTAACATGCCCGACTTGCCATCAACCAAACGATTTAGCGTACCAGCAACAGCTTCAATGCGTAGTGACACATCATTAGATTGAGCCGGACGAGCAACAAGCCCAGCCCCTCTCAGCACTTGGAACGGAGTGCTTTCATCGGTTTGTGCCCTAAAGTCACCTGCTGGGTCGCCAATGATGTTCACCTCGCAGTCAGCATACCTAACAGCAATCTCTTGGCGCAGAAGCTCGGCAAAGCGAACAATGCCCATATCAAACGCCACAATCTCCTGTAGGATTAACCAACGGCCCCTGACACGCTGGCCAAAGACAGCAGCAGGAGTAAGGCCAAAGTCAAGTCCAACGAATACCGGAACCCCTCCTGCAACAGGTATTTCTTCTTTAGCAATGTGTAAGTCTGGTGCAAACATTTGATATACTGGCTTACCTTCATTAATTGCCCCAAGGCGGTTCATCACATATACGTCTATCCAAGATTTCGTCTTCCCCCGAATCAAGTTCGGATAGTAGCTCTTCAGCATGTTTTTTTGGTTTTCGGCATTCTCGTTTGGATGGTAGTCTAGAACTGTTCCGCTGTCGTCTTTTTTTTCCACCATCCCTGGAGGCTGAGTGTAAAACTTCCAGTTGTCTGGAGCAACTAGCATCCGCGCCTCTTCTGCCGATATGTGGTCTGGAACGGGAACCTCGCCTGACATTATTGGCCACCAGTGGTCCTCCTCTGGAGCGTTAGTATCTGCAATTACCCCAGTCCATGTCGGGCCACCTTCCCGCATAGATGGGAAACGACCCACACGCATGGTGCAGGCATCAATGATAGACTTGGGAATCTCCCGCGCCTCATTAATCCAAATCCCAGTTAACTCCAAAGACAAAAGTTTTTTCACATCCTCTGGCCTATCCAGGGCAAGAAACAAAACCTCTAGGTCAAGGTCTCCCTGCTTGATGTGATGTGTGTAAGGAACAGACCACTGAAACTTGCCCCACTTATCTTCGGGGAACCAGTCTAGCCATGTCTTTATTGTAGTCGTTCTAAGTTGCGGGTTGGTATTCCGAATGATTGCCCAGCGAGAACGGCGTATACCATCCTCATTCTTTTCCTGTGCAAGCGCACGGCGAAAGACCTCAACGCAACAACCTACAGATTTACCAGAACCGACAGGGCCACGGATACCACGGAAGAAGGTATCGTCTTTCATAAAGTCCTTTAGGACTTGCCCATCAGGTTTGTATTTAAATGTTGTCAATGTTGTTATCTACCCCGACCTTCAAAAGGTTTTCGACAACCTCTGGTGCAATGATAGAGATAAGCTTATCAGCTTCGTAGTCAGTGCAAAAGTCTTTAGGGTGATATTTCAGATGCACCTTTTTTACAATCGTTCTAAGAATGCGGCGCTCTTCCTCATTGATAGTGTGTAGAAAACTCAACTCCGGTACCTCTTCGTTTTCTCTGCGATAGACTTGGGCTGTTTAGCAAACTGTTTGCCTGCACGCCGAGCCGCACGCTTCCTGGCCGTGGTGCGTGCATACTCTTCATCGCTAAGCGCTTTAATCGCTTTCTCTGGCAGATAGCGCTCACCAGTAGCTTCCGGCCCCTGAGTGCTAGGCTTACCTGACTTAGTACGCCAATTCTGCCTAGTCCATGCGCGAAGAGATTTTTGCGGGTCGCTCATTACGAAGTATAGCCTCCACCGCGAGCCTTGTATTGACGCGCGAGCATCTGAGCCTTGCGTGCAGACCATTGCCCAGGCGCCCCACCCTTGCCGCTGCGTTTAATCTTTTCAAACAGATTTTTACGCATTCCAGGCTTGGTGTAGTTTCCTGCTTCATTCACCGCCATCTTCTTGCTCTTTCATCTTACGCAAAGAAGTAGGAGTGTTTTTGGTGTTAACCTTTTTAACGCGCTTCTCTGGTACATGAGCAATCAACTCAAGACCGCGGGCTTTAGCAGCTTCTTCTGTCAGCAGGTTAATGCTATCGGAGGTGAAGGCTTTACCAGAGCGCACAGCGCCGTTAGCCAGAATAACAACATCACCGATGTATTCCTTGCCTTCAACGTCATAATACTTTGTCATTTGCCATATCCTTTCAACATAGACTTTTTGCCCTGCTTCTTTTTCTTCATAGCCTCTTTGGCTTTACGAATGCCAGCAGGGGTGTATGGGTATTTCTTTCCAGCTACGTTAGGCATTATTTGCTCCGTGGTCTTCCAGCAAATCTAGTTGTTTTACCAACCTTGCCAGTTCGTTTAATATCTTGATCCATTAACGCTTCATTACGGGATTGCCTAAACTCATCCTGACGTTTGCGTTTTTGAAGGGATTTGTAAAGCTTAAAATAATGACTGCCTTTAGTGGCCTTGAGCCTATCAACAATCTGGTCTTCTGTTGCAGAAATACCAGCGTCTTTCAAAAGACTTTTTGCAATTCTAACTTCCCTTGTCCCCTGTCGTGCAGTCGGCCCCTCGCGTTCAGCTTGCTTTACTGCTTGAGGAATAAGACTTGTAAACTTTGCCTTTTCTTTAGCATCCATCTAAATCACCATTTAACTTTATTAGCCCAGTATGCCGCAGATAACATACCCTTGGCAATGTTTTTCCGATGACGCGCCTTAAAGCTAGCACGTTTCTTCTTCATGCGTTCCGACTCACCCTCTTTTGGCTTGCCAGCGGTCTCTGCACCCTGCTGCCCAAAGCGGATAGTCTTCACAGTGTCACCCACCTTCGCAACTACGATGTGGGACTTGTCTGGATGGTTGGGTGTGCGCTTCGGCTGATTGAAACCACGCACTCCAGCACGAACAAGGCGAGGGTCTCTACTCATCGGTCACGGGCCTCATAGGTGCAGTCCGGTCTCCACCAAACGGGTCGCCGTCATCTTCCGGCAAGTTCATACTCATCGGTACGCCACTAGTCTGGTCTGAACCATACAGCTTACCCATCTCCTCCTTTAGGCGTTCATAACGCCGAGTAGACATGGGGCCGACATCCAAGAAAGGTGAATCAGAATACTCAACTTCTGGAATATTGCCTGCGTCAAAATCCTGCTCAGGTATCTGGATATAAATGTTGTCGCTATAACGCAGCACACCACCAGGGCGTACCTCTACGACTTCTAAAAATTCTGGGATGGGAAAGGGAAAGTTTATATCACCAAGTGTTTCGGCGTCAGGTGATGCAGACATAGCAGTCCTTAAAAATGACAGCACCTCTGGAGGTACGTCACTTGTCACTAGCTGACCATTATCTAGGAAAGCCTCAGTGACAGTATTGAACCCACGCTTAAATAAATCGCTCATGCCGACATAATACCCGCTTCATCGAACCTTTGGAAGGGAAAATATTTGGCGTACCTTTTTGAACAATAATGTGAGTGAGGGACCACATTGCAACACTGCATCGCACTTTTTCCCCCACCCCCTACTAGCCGAGGTCAATCTCAACCTTTATGTCGCCAGCATGTAGGTGCATGTGCTTGTCTGGCGCCTTTAGCCCTGCCCTGTCTAGCAAATCCTTACTAGCTTCAAGCTGCACATACTCGGACTTGGCTGTGCTGGCCAACTTGGTCACTGTGGTCAGGGCCAGGGTAGCTCTTGTTCCCAATTCATCCCTTACCCTTTGCATCATGTAAGCCTGCACATGGGGCAGGGCTAAAGCCTTGGAGGCGCTCACTCTTCCCGACTCACCTGCCGCGTAGCCCGCCGCTTCGGCGGCGGCCTTCACGGTTCCGCCATTTGCTACGAGGTGTTCAACCAGCGCCTCCTGCTTGGCGGTAAGTCCTGTATCATTGCTCTTGATTGCATTAGCCATAATATACTCATTCGTTGACCCGCTACGCGGAGTTTAAGAGGGTTCGTCAAGGTAAATCAAGATGCAATTATGCAACATGCCTTGCATATATGCAATGCACGGCCTTGCCCCATCGAGGGGCGGCGGCCATGCTTGGACAGCCTCGAACAACACCTTCCTGCTTGTCTGCCATTGAGAAACTACACTCTCACAATAGGAGCAGGGTATCACACGCCTTTCAGTGGACAAGACCGCAACTATTGGTCATCTCACTTGCTGGACGCTGCTCGCAAGACTACTGGGTGCATGTGTACCGACAGGGCCAGTTCCCGCGTCCTCGCGGCCGGAGGCCGCTTGCGGGCGCGTCCACCTACTGTCAAATAGTTGCGCGAGCCTAGCCAAAGCCGCGCTCGCTTTGCTCGCTGGCTTTGTCTGGGTCTTGTCAACTGCCATGCGTGGGATACCTGGTGTATTGTAGAGAGGATAAACTCTACAGAATAGTAAATAGACATCAAAGGAGTAGAAAGATGGCTAAATCTAAGAAACAAGTAATTGAAGCAAACTCATACGAAGCGGAAGTGGCGCATGTAGCTGGGTTGTTCAAGCAGATTATCGATGCTTGCTATCCGACTGGGTTGGATGACGCAAGTCTCGCATACTTCCGCGGCAACTACGTTGAATGGGCTAAGAAAAGCGCAAGCCGTAGTGCAGAGACATACGAAGGCTGGCGCAAGACAGCCGAGGACAAGCTTAACGCAGAGCGTTACAAAGACCACGTTGTCAAGCAAGCCATGCGCGAAGACCAAGATGCGCCTAACATGACTGGGTATGAGACAGACTTCACATACATGGAACGCCGGTTGGCTGCAAACACATACGCAGCGCACGGCGCCGCAGTATTGCATGACGCACTTGACCAGCTGCAAACGCTGCTGGAACAAACTGAGTAACATCTCGGGGGCAGGGTTCACACCCTGTCCCCTTTTTTATGCTCGGTGCCCCGAGCCAGACTGCACATGCGCTACATGCTAGCTCGGTCTTTGTTTGGCAGGGGAAAAAGAGCGATGCAGTTGACCTGTGTGTATTGTTGTGTATATTTGGTGGAGGAGTAAGCCATGAAAATACTGACTGTTATCGGAGAGTTCCTTGCTCTCTTGTCAATCTTTGCAATGGGATACGTTGCATTGGTTGCCGCGCATATCTTTGCATAAGGAGGAATAGATTATGGAAGATTACAGACACGGCTCGCCGTACGACCGAGGCTCAGCAGACGCGTACTATGGACGAAAACGCTCACCCCACTGGTATCCAGAGGGAACCTATAACGGCGTGCGTATCGGGCCGGAGAACATGAGCAATGACGAAATTGCTGAATACAATCTTGGCTATGACGACCAAGATGACAGAAAAGATTGGGGTGAATAACAGTCTCAGGTTGACTGCGCCCCGCAGCGGAGTGAGGGCGCAGTCAGCCCTCGACTGATTGAAAGGAGTATACAATGGACAAGGAGAAGTTCGTTGAAAAGATGGTGGAGTCATTCATCGACAGTCTAGACCAGCACGGGTCTGACTGGGAAAAAGGATGGCTTACCACAGGAAATGGAGGATTTATTCCTAAGAATGGTGTGACTGGAGCCGAATACACAGGCTCCAATGTCTTCACATTGATGGCTTTGGGCAAGATGTCTGGCTACGAATCAAACAAATGGGCCACATACAAACAGTGGCAATCAGAAGGAAAGCAAGTACTCAAAGGAGAGAAAGCCTCCGGCTGGGTGCAACGCCTGGTAACTGGAACCTATGAAGACAAGAATGGTGAAGAACAGTACTACTCTCGCATGAAACTGTGGCCTGTCTTCAATGAAGAGCAGCTTGCAGGATATGAAAAGACAGAGGTTCCAACAAAACGCAGTGAGATTATTTCAAACTCTGTTGCAGAAGATTTTGTAAATAAAATCGGCGCTCATGTGAGAGAAGGCGGTGACTCCGCATTCTACAATGTAAAATATGATTTTATAAACATGCCGCCACGCTGGAAGTTCAAAGACACCAGCGATGCTACAGCTACACAGAATTACTACTCTACCCTGCTGCACGAGCATGTGCATTGGACAGGGCACGAGTCGAGACTTGATAGGGATATGAACGGAACATCGTTTTCTAAATCATATGCCTATGAAGAGTTGGTTGCCGAGTTGGGGTCAGTACTACTCTCCCTACAACTTGGCCTCTCTCGGCAGCCAACACCAGACCACGCCAAGTATATCAATGGCTGGAAGACAGGGCTGAGGGATAGTCCCAAAGCCCTTATCAAAGCAATGGCTGACGCACAAAAGGCTGTCAGTTATTTGCAAGAAAGTTGGGTCGCCAAGGTGGCTGCCCAGTAACCATGTCGAAAAGGAGTAATGACATGTATCAAATCGAAAAGTATATCCCAATCCCAGAGACCGCTTCGCAAGGTCGTATACCTTGTCATGCTGTTACGCAGTACCGCAAGATGGTTGTCGGTGACTCAATGATTGTGTCATCGATTGACGTGAAGCGTATCCGTAATGATGCCTGGCGCTTCAAGCAAAAGATTATTGCGAAGAAGCTGCCTGACGGGCATGTACGCATCTGGAGAATTGTATGAGCCATCTTGACGATTTGGAATATCGTTTATGTGAGAAGCTGAGGGAAGGTCGCAAAGCAGGTGAATCATTTCGATTCACTCTGCTAAAGGCTCTCAAAGATATTGTTCCGGCCGAGAGTGACTACACATTCTTGGCCGAAACATATCTAGAGTTTCCCTACACACTTGACCAGTTTGACGAGGGTGGAAGTGTTTCTCATCTCATTCGCAAGAACATCGAGAAATACCTGAGCGAGCACGCAAAGGTCTGGAAGATGGTTGTTGACGAGCGTGAAGAGAAAGACAACGTAATACACCCTACTGAATGGAGGTAATATGAATACATTGTTTTATCGGCGCCATTATGAGTGGTTTGCTGAACATGTCGGGCCATTGCTCGGCACCCCCACTGATGCCGAGCGATTGGCCGACCTGTTTGAAAAAGATAACCCAGCATTCAAGCGCGGTGTCTTTGTCAGCAAGTCCGTACAACGCTGGGAAGAGCGCCACATTCCAGAAGAAGAGCGCTAATGCCAAGGGGTTCTAGTAAGAAGGGTAAGCCTGCACAGTGTGAACTGTGCGGGCAAACCCGCTACGAATATGTAGTGCTAGTAAACCCACCACCAGACAAGGTTTGGTGTATTGATTGTTACGAGAAGGAGGTAACAAATGACCAGCAAGAGCAAAGCTAAGGGCACATACCACGAGAAGTGGTTTGTTGACCTGTTCAAAGGATGGGGGCTGGAGGTAAAACGACAGCCTTTGTCTGGGTCTCTTGGCGGTGAATATTCTGGCGACTTGGTGATACGCCTGGGCGACAAAGACTACATCGCAGAAGTTAAATACAGAAAACAAAAGGGATTCCCATCCCCCTTTTCAGTCCTGAAAAACAGGGACGTTGCATTGTTCAAGACAGGGACGGCACCGGATGGCACACCGAAGTGGGTGCTGATTGTGCCTGACCGAATCGTAGAAGAGATTATGGAGAAACAAAATGACAAAGGTTAACCTGGAATACTGTAGCATGAGTTCAATCCTCAAGGCAGTGTGTGAAGTGTTTGAAGTCAGCAAGGAGGAGCTACTAAGCAAGCGCCGCTACAAAGAATTGATTAAACCACGCCATGTCTTTTACTATTTGGCGCATTCGCTAACAGACAAAAGCCTGGTCGGCATTGGTCGCTACCTTGATAAAGACCACACAACAATCATGTATGGCGCCGACAAGATACGCAATGAAAAGAAAACAAACAAAGACCTCTGTGTTTTGCTTGACGAGGTGGAAGCCTTGGCTCTTAGCCACGAGCTAAATCGAGTAGAGCAACTTAGTGTGTATCGTGAAGAGGTGCGTGAAATGATATTTCGTATGAAGATGGAGAAGGTCGATGGACTTCGAGCAGAGAGAATCGCTAATTCATAAACACTTTGTTGCCAAGATGGCGACAATGTATCTGCCGCCGCAGCAATGCAAGGCAGACAAAGAAGCAAGCAAGATGTATGGGCGTGAGCTACGCAAGGTAATCAATACCCGCACATCGTCAGACATCAAGAACCCTGACGTGTTTGTCGACCAGTTAGAAAAGATTTGGGACAGGTGTGTTGCAGAGAACAGCTATCGCATCTGGTTCACACCGGCCCTGGTTGCCAAGCATGCAACAAGGGTCAATGTGGAGTATGTCAAGCGACAGCAGGAACAGGAGAATACTTGGGAGCGCTTGGCTTCTCCCGCCCCTCACGAGGAGAAGCCTCGCGCTACCAAGGATAACCCAGAGGCTCAAGGGTGGACGATTGAGAAATGTGACGCAGCCATTGCACGCACAGAAGAACTGCTAGGTAACAGTCATATCGGCAAGGTGCTTGCCAACATTCCTAAGAAAGCCAAGGAAAGACTGATACAAAAAGCTGGACAAATCGATTCGAATTGAATAGATTTGACATGAAAGGAAGGTAATATGGATACAGAAACACAGATACGCCGTTCCAGTATTGGCGGCAGTTGTGCCCTTCGCATCATGGATGGTGACTGGCATTCACTGTGGCTTGAAAAAATGGGGTACAAAGAATCAGAAGACCTGTCAGATGTACTGCCTGTACAGCTTGGTATCTGGACAGAGCCATTCAATGTGAAGCTTTTTTCCAAGGACATGCAGGTAGAGGTAGTTGAGCAGCAGCGCTATCACGCCAAGTGGGATGGCATTCCTATTCGAGGTACACTGGACGGAGAGTTTACCATGCGTGGTGAACGATTTGGCCTGGAGTGTAAACACACCAATGAGCGTGCCACAATGAACTCTCAGTTGCAGAAGTACATGCCGCAGCTTCAACTGTACATGTACGTTGCACATCTAAATGCAATTTACTTTGCCAACATATTCGGTAACAGCCGCTATGAATATGTAAAGGTGGCAAAAGATAATGACTACCTGGAACGACTGCATACACATCTGCGTGAGTTTTGGGGGCATGTCGAGCGAGAGGAAGAACCACCAATGTCAATGCCACATTTTACTGCGAGCATTGACCAGATAGAAATCAACGACATGGTTGCGCGTGACGCTAGCACAGACAACCACTTTGTTGACCGTGCGATGGAATACATCGACACAAAAGATGCTGCCAAGCGTAATGCCGAAGCAGCAAAAGACCTCAAAGCAATGGTTGGAACAAATGAGCGTGAGGTTTACACCGACCTACTGAATGTCAAGCGTGACAAACGTGGGTCTCTACGAATCAATGTCCTAAAATGAATGGGGACAGGGTGGAGTAAAGCCCTGCCCCCGCGCTATTTGAAAGGAGGTAATAGCATGAATGACTATACATCACCGCCGCTAATAAGTGAAGAGGCAGAACCACTTCTCCACCTAATTGGTAATGAGTATGAACTGGGCTGGCGGTCAGTCTGGATTCACACACCGCAGGAAGCTGTGCGTATTGAGTATCGCAACAGCCGCCTGGTTGTAACTGTCGTGCGAAAGGAGCAAGAGCATGAGCAACAATATGGAGCTATGGGAGAAGGTTTCCCAGTCGGACTCGAAATATCTGAAGAAGGTTAGCTTCGGGTCAAGGTCTTTCACCAGCATTGACCCTATGTACCAAATCCGTGAGGCCACCCGTGCCTTCGGGCCGGTCGGTCAAGGTTGGGGTTGGGACTCACGAACAGAAGCAATTACTATGGCAAATGGTGACGTTGCATTTCTTGCACACATTACAATTTGGCATGGTTCAAAAGATAACAGCTTTGGGCCATTCACTGGCTGCCGGACTTTCTACAAGAAAGAACGGATTGCAGAAGATGCACCCAAGATGGCTGTAACAGATGGGCTGACCAAGGCATTGTCGCACCTTGGTTTCAACGCCGATGTGTTCCTGGGCGAACACGACAACAAGTATGCGGCAGATAGTAAAGGCGTAAATGGAGATTGGTAATGAGCCAAACATACGACAACACTGATAGCGGCGCAGTATTCCCGCCGCGTGACAACCACAAGATGATTCTAACTGGTAAAGCCAACAACGATGGGCAAGAGTCCCAGATGGTTATTACTTTGTCTACGCTGCCTGATGGCCGCAAAATCATGGACATCTACCAGAAGGTTGGCACCCTCTTTCAGAACGATAAGGGTGAAAATGCCAATGCACCAGACTACACTGGGCCGATTG